TTTAAAGGACATCTTAAATTAACAGCCATAAAGTATCTTACAAGGGCGGGGCATAAAGAAAGTGAATTACAAGACGCTAAAAAAACACAATGGTATGTTAATAGATGGGTTAAAACTTTAGAAAAAGAAATAGTTAAATTTGAAGTCATTGATAAATAATGTGGGTATTTCAGCTTGCGTTAATATCAGGAGTTATGGTAGGCTTAGAACTTAAATTTTTAGAGGAAGATGCTCCCTATACTTTCTCTTTAGTGATAGACTTACTTATAATTCGATTGGTATTACAAAAGCTTAAATATGTCAGATGATGCAGATAAAACACAAGCAAGGTTAGAACTTGAAGATACCCTCCGCCGTAAGGAATTGGATGGTATTAAATATATAGAAGGAACGGGTCACTGTTTAAATTGTGGCACGAAACTTAATGACTCAAGACGTTGGTGCGATAAAGATTGTGCTGACGATTGGGACTATAACGTCAATAGACGCAAATAAAGGAGAGAGTAATGGCTACAAAATCAACTAACCCTACTACTAGGGAAACATCTGCTACGACTTTTGATCGTGGCGAAAGAAACTTAATCGTTACCATTCATCATAGTGTTATCAAAATCAGACCTAAAGGATTAAAGTCAGAGGAAGTTATTGACATTGCGGCTATATATGAGCATGCAGTCAAAGCCCGCGTTAGGGGTAAGTAATGCCTAAACTAATCACGCTTGACTTTGAAACATACTACGATAAAGAGTATGGATTAAAGAAATTTACTACCGAAGAATATATTCGTAGTGATATGTTTGAAGTTATTGGAGTTGCGGTCAACGATGGCACAACAACCTATTGGAACACAGGCACTCATGACGAGATAAAAACTTTTCTTAAAGGGTTTGACTTAGAAAATAGCTTTGTATTGGGACACAACATGCGGTTTGATGCGGCTATTCTTTCATGGATATTTGACATTCATCCACTAGGTTTGTTTGATACCATGAGTATGGGTCAAATCTTACATGGACTTACTGAGTCTGTATCATTAGCTAATCTATCAACATTCTATGGCATAGGAGTTAAAGGCACAGAAGTAGGCGATGCTTTAGGTAAACATAGATTAGATTTTACTTCAAATGAAATGGCTTCTTACGCCAAGTATTGTATCAATGATGTAGAACTTACTCGTCAGTTGTTTTATAAAATGAAGAATAAGTTTACTGCCCCTGAGATGCGTCTTATAGATTTAACTATCCGTATGTTTACAGAACCTAAATTAGAACTTAATAAAGGTTTGTTAATACGACATCTCCACGAAGTTAAAGAAGCTAAAGAAAAACTACTAGCCTCTGTATCCGTAGATAAAGAATTACTGATGAGTAACCCTAAGTTTGCTGAGTTACTTATTGAACAAGGTGTAGAACCCCCCGTTAAAATTAGTGCAACCACAGGAAAGGAAACGTATGCTTTTGCGAAGACTGATGAAGGATTTAAAGATTTATTGGATCATGAGAAACCACATGTGCAAGCACTTGCTGCAGCGCGTATTGGCAATAAATCTACGCTCGAAGAAACCCGAACAGAAAACTTTATTCAAATAGCCAACAGAGGTAAGCTACCCGTTCCGTTAAAGTATTCAGGGGCAGTGGTATCTCATCGATGGAGTGGTGTTGATGGTATTAACTTACAGAACCTACCTAGAACATCAGAGCTAAGACGAGCTATATGTGCGCCTAAAGGATGGAAACTTGTAGCCTCTGACTTAAGTAATATTGAGTTAAGACTAGCCTATTGGTTTGCTCAATCATCGGCTAAGATACAGCAGATTAAAGATGGTATTGATTTGTATAAACAATCAGCATCGGAAATTACAGGCACAGAGTATGATAAAGTTGATAAAGACTTACGCTATATATTTAAGGTAGTTAACTTATCAGGTATCTATGGGGTAGGGGCTAACAAGATGCACTCTATCTTAAAACAAGGTGGTGTAAAGAAAGAACTTAACGAAGTTAAAAACATTGTCTATGCTTACAGACGTGCTAATCCCGAACTTGTTGAAGCTTGGCAGGATGCAGGCACGATGCTTGAAAGTATAAGAGCAGGTCAATTATATCGTATGGGTAATGGTAGTATTATAACTAGTGTTCCTCACGAAGGTATGATGAAACCTAATGGCATGATGCTAGGATTACCTAACCTTAGGAAGTTAAAGACGGATACAGGAGAGTCATGGGCATACGATAAGCTTATGGGCAGAACAATAATCCCTGAATATATTCATCCATCTAAAACTTTTCAACGCTGTATACAATCATTGGCTCGTGATATAATAGGGGAACAATTAATTCAAGTAGCGAAAGTGTATGATGTAGTAATGACTGTGCATGATGAGTTAGTTATGCTATGTCCCGAAGATGAAGTAGATGAATGTGTAGCGTATGTTAAAAAATGTATGACTACTGCTCCAACATGGTGTAGTGACTTACCGCTTGGTTGTGAGGTAGGCGTAGGTGATAACTATATGGATGCTAAGTAGTGTTTCAAATACTCACTCAAAAACATAATTTACATACAAAGAATGAAAACGAAGTTCTTGTTAGATATGGTGGAACTATTGGTGGACAGTTTTATGGTTACACCACATATAAAATAGATAGTAAAACAAGTAATGAGTTACTAGAAATAATACCTAAAGAGTATAGAAAAGATTTTGAACCCGCGCTAATATTAATAAATATAGCAAATGTAATACCGCACATTGATACAAAGATTAAGGCAGTTATTAATTTTTATGTAGACACTGCTGAGGGCATAACAAGTTTTTATAAAATTAAAGATGGTATTACCCCTTATATTGAAAAGCTACCCAATCAAACAGACGGTGCGCTATATCAAGAAAAAGATTTAGATGTAATAGGTACATTTAAAGCAAACTATGGCGATGTATATGTATTAGACGTAAAGCAAATACATAGTGTAAAATGTAAACCTAATGCTATAAGAACGGCATATTGCTTAAAGTCATATATACATAGTTATGATGACGTAATAAAGATAGTAAAGGGAACATATGAAGAAGACCGCACGTAATGATGTAACAGGCGATTGGTTACAATCTAAACCAAACAACGAACAGTTTGAAAAAAATTGGGATTTGATTTTTGGTAAGAAAAAGAAAGAAGTTTTACCCGAGTATGAACTTAATAAATCAACAGGCGAAGTCCAAAAGGTAGATCATGGCGACACAACAAATTCACAAAAGTAGACGGCATGCTGACCCGTTTAAAACAAAAACAGGCAAGGATAGATTAAAAGCCTTGTCTTTAAAAAAGCTATATGAGTTATTAGATAAAGCTGCAGAAGGTAAACACAAAGCAAAGATTGCTAAAGAGATAGCAAGGAGAACCCCAATTGGCTGAGTTTAAAACGTGGTCTTACTCAAGTGCTACAACATTTGAGAAATGTCCTAAGCAATACTATCACCTGTATGTAGCAAAAGATATTAAGCAAGACCCGAATACAGAACATTTTCTTTATGGTAACGAAGTTCACAAAGCTTGTGAGTTATACGTTAAGAACGCAACTCCGCTGCCTACTAAGTTTGATATGTTTCAGCCAACCCTTGACAAGTTAATAGCAATTCCAGGGGATAAGTATTGTGAATATAAGTTAGGTTTAACCAAAGACTTAGAACCTTGTGACTTCTTTGCTAAAGATGTTTGGTGGCGTGGTGTTGTGGACTTACTAGTTATCAACCCTGAAACTAAGTTAGCTACCTTGATCGATTATAAAACAGGCAAGTCTAGTCAGTATGCAGATACTAGACAGCTATCCTTGTTTAGTGTAGCTATATTTAAACACTTCCCAGAGATGTTAAAAGTCAAGTCTGGATTGGTTTTTCTAGTAAGTAAAGAGATATTAAAAGAAGACTATACAATTGACAAATTAGATGAAATGTTTGCAGAATGGGGTAAAATAACACATAGGATAGACACTGCCCATCAGACAGGGGTTTTCAATGCAGTCCCAAACTTTGCATGTAGGAAGTTCTGCCCTGTTCAATCATGTTCACATTGGGGAAAGTAATGGCTAAAGAAAGAGATTATCAAAAAGAAAACGAATACAAGGCACAGCCTGATCAAATTAAAAAACGTGTAGCTAGAAATAAAGCTAGACGAATGATGATTAAAGCTGGTAAAGTATCAAAGGGTGATGGTAAAGATGTAGATCATATCGTGCCTCTAAGTAAGGGTGGTTCAAACACACCAAGCAATATGAGAATTAAAAGTAAGAGTGCGAACAGTTCGTTCCCACGCAATGGTGATGGTTCGTTAAAGAGAAACGTAACTAAGAAAAAATAATTTTTCCAACGCAAGGCGTGAGTGCGTTAAAACCGCGCCAGTTAACAATAGAAGTTCCTTATCAAGTAACCTTTCGTCTAGGTGTTAACACTGCAGTGTGTAGACGTGTCACTACCTCTCTCGGTGGCACGTCTATTTTTATTCATTAGGAGATTGCATTGGAAGTATACAAAGACAAGGCGTTGATTGTAAACACAAAGCGCCCTGAACTAATTATAAATAAAATACCAAAAAGTAAGATTCTAAAAACTTACGATAATGGTGTTACCCAAGTTGTAGTTAATTGGGGGCTAGATGAAGTGTTAACTTTATCAGACATGAAAGTTAAAAACCCTCCGTCTCCTATAACACGTGACTATAACTTTCCAGGTATTCATAAACCATTCGATCATCAAAAAACAACCGCTGAATTTTTATCAGCACATAAACGTGCCTATTGTTTGAGTGAAGCGGGAACAGGTAAAACATCCGCAGTAATATGGGCAGCTGATTACTTAATGAATTTAGGTAAAATAAGACGTATGTTAGTAGTATGCCCACTATCGATTATGCAAGCAGCATGGCAATCAGATTTCTTTAAAACAGCTATGCACAGGTCTGTAGGAATTGCTCATGGTAGCGCAGAAAAAAGAAAG